TAGTTGGCTACGCAATCATTCTATCCCTGATTGTTTGGTCAATTACATTCAAGTTAAGACAAGATGAGGATGAGTAAATGGATACATTGAAAAGCATAATTATGAGAATCGTTGCAGTAATTGCAGCGGAATCTCTCGGTGTCATCGGTGCAGGTTCTCTTGTTGGAATCGAAGTGTGGCAAGCAGCAGTCCTTGCCGGTGCATTAGGTGCAGCTCGAGTCCTCGAGGCCTTAGCCCGATTCTATCTAGCAGATGGATCACTAACAGCAGAAGAAATCAACGAAGCATTTGCTAAGGTTGATAAGAAAGCGAGTAACTAATGGGTCAAAGAGCAGACTTTATTGCAGTAGCAAAGGGTGAACTCGGTGTGATCGAGGGCCCAAAGGATAACGAGACCAAGTATGGAGCCTTTACTAAGGCTAACTTCCTGCCTTGGTGTGGCTCATTCGTCAACTGGTGTGCCAATGAGGTTGGCTTGAAGATCCCTAACTGTGTATCCACAGTAGCTGGAGCTTCAGCCTTCATGAAGAAGAATCAATGGGAGAAGGCCAGCGATGAAGCGACCCCTCTACCCGGAGACATAGTCTTCTTTGACTTCCCTAACGATGGAGTAGATCGAATCTCTCATGTCGGTATTGTGGTCAAGGATAACGGCGATGGTACTGTTACCTGTGTTGAGGGCAATACTGCCCCTGACAAGAAGGGTGACCAACGCAATGGTGGACAAGTCTGCCTGAAGGTTCGTGCCTTCAAAAAGAAGAATGGTTCAAAGCTACGCCGCTCACAATCTGTGACAGTAGTTGGCTTTGGTAAGCCAGTCTTTAAGTCATAAGTCCAAAGGAGGACTAAGTATGAAGATCAACCTATTCATGAAGAACCCAGCCGCATGGGCTGGCCTTATTCAGGCATTGGTAGCAGTCGTTGCAACCTATGCAGACATTCCACAGGAAGCAGTATTGGCTTTCATTGCAGCAGCTACAGGACTTTCTTTGAAGGCTCAGAAGATCGAGAACGAAAAGACATTGGCAGCTCTGTATACAGATCCAGAAGATGCTGACTAAAACTTAATAGTAACTAGATGGGGCCCCTTCGGGGGCCCCTCTTTTTTTTGTGCCATAAAACTACACCGGCAGAAGAGCTTTAAGAAATGCCCCCCTACCCCCCATAAAAAATTATGGTGGTTGGGTGCTACACCGTATAGTGTCGCCTTGAAGTTTCTGCCCCACCTCTTGCGAGGTGGCAGGACAATAACACGCCACGCCGACCTTGGCAAAATGGCCGAATGCTTGTCAGTCCTGTGTGTCACACTTATGCCATGAACGAGAAACTTATAGAGGTAGACACAATCTATGCACAGATGTCTGAGTTCTCTGATCGTTCATTCCGCCCTCATCCATGGGTAATGGGATTTTCCTATGGTAAAGAGGGAGCAGTATCTGTATGGTGGGATCATGCTTATGAGTCGACTAAGTATCAACTAGCAAAGTTTGATCTCGTAGATTGGATGCATGAAAATGATTTCATTGCAGACACAATGGTTAACCTAGTGCCATTGCCCGAGGAAAAGAATTTGATTTTGCCCGGAGTAATGATTATCTGGAAACCACTCGATGGAGAAGCGAAGATCTCCGAACTTGCAGAGCAATACATTAAGGGGCTACAGAATGTTGCTTAAAGATTTTTACATAGATCAATTTACAAAGAAGATAAAAGCTATTGAACCCGAACCGACAACCGAATACAATCAGGGATTAGTAGATGGTTTAGAATTCGCAATCAAAATTATGCAGGATGAAAGGTCACCAAGTGCCACACAGCAGTAAAGAAACCCTATCAATCTCATGGTGTGACAACGGTGTGACTGATGGAAAGTTCACAGAAGGACTTGTATACACGATGCTTATGGCACACACAGTTGGTGTGCCTATCAATAATGCAATGAGAGTCAAGGGTAATCAGATCTCTCGTCAGCGTATGCAGTTGTTCGATCTATGGGCAGACCAAACTAAAACCGATTGGCTGCTCTGGGTTGATTCAGATATTGTTCTCACTAAGGAAGTTCTCAAGACTTTATGGGATGCAGCAGACAAGGTCTCACGACCTGTTGTATCTGGCGTATACTTCGTCTGGAAAGACAGCATCAATAACCTACCGGTTCCGATGCCTACCATCTTTAAAGAAGGTAGAAGTAAATACGAGATTGAATACATACACCCACTACCAGAGAATGAAATCATTCCGATTGACTCTGCTGGCTTTGGTTGTGTGTTGATGCACAAGTCTATTATTCCAAAGCTAAGGGAGAAGTTCCCGGATAAAAGTTTCTTCCATGAGAATGATCTTACGGAAGATAAGTTTATTGGCGAAGATATTATCTTCTTCAATCTACTGAAGGAAGCAGGGATCCAAGCCTATGCACACACCGGTGCATTGGTCACGCATATGAAGACTTTTCCTTTTGATATTTCTTACTATGCACTATTCTGGACAGCCTATAACAAGGTGCAGGATGATCTAAAGAAGAATGAGGTTTGTCCTTCTTGCGATCACAAACCAAGTGATGTAGTCAAAGACTGCAAGTGTTGTAACAGAGGAGAAGATAATGAGTGAGATTAAAGATCTTCTGCTCCAAGTTCTACGAGCTAAGGATGCAAGTAAATCTCGTAGCACTCAGGTGCAGATAGGGCCATCAGAACTTGGTGGCTGTTCACGCAAGGTTTGGTTTCGGTTAAATGGACAAGCCGAAACAAACAACAACGAACTCAAACTAGCAGCCATCATGGGAACGGCCATCCATGCAGAGATTGAGAAATCAATCGAAGCTTTGGATCCGGATGGCAAGAAGTATCTAGTTGAGACCGAAGTTGAATACAATGGAATGAAAGCCCATATAGATTTATTCATTCCTGAAACTGGTGCTGTCGTTGACTGGAAGACAACAAAGGTTAAGAACCTTAGTTACTTCCCATCGAAGAACCAGCGTTGGCAAGTTCATACATATGGCTACCTGTTGGAGAAGAACGGTTTTGAAGTTAAGACTGTAAACTTGTGTGCCATTGCCCGGGATGGTGATGAACGAGATGTAAAGGTTCACTCTGAAGACTACGATCCAACCATTGCAGAGGAAGCATTGGCTTGGCTTGAGAGTATTAAGAATGCAGCCGATGCACCTGAACCTGAAAAGGATGCCAGCTACTGTCAGTTCTATTGCAAGTTCTACGATCCTTCTGGGGAGTTGGGTTGTACTGGACTAAAAAAAGAACTTACTAAACCCTCGGAAGTCGAAATTCTAGATACTGAGGTGGACAGCAATGCCTTGTTGTTCTTACAGTTGGGAAACCAGATCGATGATCTGGAAGCGAAGCGTGAGAGTCTTCGAGCTTCACTCGAAGGCATCTTCGGTAGAACACAAAGCGGTGTCGACATTAGTTGGACTACTGTCGCAGGCCGTGCATCTATCGATGAGAAGGAAGTAGAGAAACTCTTGGGCTTCGTACCTAAAAAACCAGTCGGCAAAGAATCAGTCCGACTAAACATCAAACACACGAAGGAGAAATAAGATGGCCGAACTAGGCTTTCAAGTCTCTACAAAGACAAACGATGGAACAATCTTTGTCATTGCAGATGCAACATATCAAGGCTTCTCACAGAAACTAGCAGAAGCTTTAGATCCAAGTGGTGCCGAGTCGCTACTACAAGCCATGGCTAACGCCTTCACAGGCTCTCAACCAATGACAACGCAAGCGATTGCACAAGCATTCAATGCAACTGTAATCACACCACCGCAAGATGCATGGGGTCAGCCAGCGAATGCTGCCCCTACTAACGGCCCAGTATGTAAGCATGGAGAAGCAGCAAAGCAGGTTCCTGCTGGTGTATCCAAAGCATCCGGAAAGCCTTATCGTGCTTTCTATGCTTGCTCACGACCACAGGGCCAGCAATGCGACTTCAGAGCAAACGCTTCTTAATGTCGTTGGTGGAGCCGGGTAAGCCTTCTTACCCGGCCTTCACCGGTACCGAAGCTTGTGCATCTATCGGTAATGAACATTTCTGCACAGAAGAAAGAGACTTCAGCCATTACGAAACACTTCGTAATGTGTGTGCCACTTGCCCACTATTAGTATCTTGTTTTAATTGGGCATTACATAATGAAGACTTCCATTATTGGGGAGGATCTTCTGCAATCGAAAGAAAAAAGATTCGTCAAGCAATTAAACTGGAAAGAAAGAGGAGTGTGGCAGCCTAATGTTGAACTTACTGCAAGCAGTTCACAGCACAAGCTCCTCTGCTAAACCCTTACCTGATGTATGGGCTGGACTTAGACAGCATGGTATGCGATTCCGTCAGTCACAGTTGTGTCTTATCGCAGGTCAACCAAACTCAGGTAAGAGTTTGATGGCGTTGGTATACGCCTTGAAGACAGGAGTTCCGACTCTTTACTTCTCGGCGGATACCGACCCCATTACTCAGATGTTTAGAACAGTTGCAGGTTTGACTGGACTACCACAGCAACAGGTTGAAACATACTTGGATGCAGACTCACATTACTTCGATCCATTGTTGAATGAGAGAGGCTCACACATTAAGTGGGTCTTTGATCCATCACCGGACATTGATGCAATCGAGCTAGAGATCCTCGCTTATGGCGAGGTCTATGGCATGGCACCTGCATTGATTGTGATTGATAACTTGATGAACTGTGTATCTGTTACTGGAGAAGAGTGGTCAGGTATTCGTGCCATCATGTCAGAGCTGCACCATGTGGCTCGTAAGACTGGTGCCTGTGTTCTTGCACTAACTCACATGAGTGAGGCAGGAACTGGAGATCCAAAGATGCCAGCACCTCGCCGAGCAATACTCGGTAAGGCATCACAACTTCCATCGATGATCTTATCTATTGCAATGAACCCAGAGTTCCAAGAGTTCAGGGTTGCAGCAGTTAAGAATAGATTCGGTGAACACTCAGCAGATGCATCTAACTATGTAACGCTGGGTATCGATGCATCACGAGTTCAGATAGTGGACAGAGATGTTCAGGGTATGGCCGATCTAAGACCGGGGGTGAACTTCGTTGGACTCCAAGCAATCTCGGGCCAATAAAAGAAAGGGTGCTACATGGGAGACAGATCTAGTTGAGTATTTTAGGGAGAAGGAATTCAATCCTGTTGAAAGACTGAGGCTCTCAGGCACTAGCGATGAAGGTGATCTGTGGTTATGGGCACCGGACATCGCAAGCTTTATCGTAGTCGAGGCAAAGAATGAGAAGTCATTTAAGCTTGGGCCATGGGTAGAGGAAGCAAGTATTGAAGTGAAGAACTGGATCAAGAAAAGAAAGTCTTCGCCAGCGATACCAATAGTTATCGCCAAGCGTAGACAGCATGGCATAGGTAAGTCATTTGTAATCATGGAGTTAGATACATTTACGGAGGTAGTAAAATGGAAACAGTAGTAGGAGTATTGATCGTAGTGGCAGGTGTTGCTTTGTATCACTTCTTAGAACATTTGTATTACACATTCGATGCACGAATTGAACAGAAGAAAATGGAGAAGCGGATCGAGGAGTATAACAAGTATGTTAAGACTCTTGGATCTACTACGAAGAAGAAGCCAGTAAGAAAGAGTTACTAATGGCTGCCGACCCAGAGCTTCTCAAGGCTGTGGTCGAACACTATGGTGGAGAAGTAAGAGAAGGCTATTCAAAGCCTGTTAGATGCTGCTTCCATAACGATACTCGAAGGTCTGCTGTTATGAGTACAGACGGAGAGAAAGCAGGGCTTTACTTCTGCCACACCTGTGGCATAGGTGGAGATGCATACTCATTACTAATGTGGAAAGAAGGGGTGGATTTTCGTGTTGCTTTCGATAGAGCGTCTGACATTGCTAAACGAGCTGGCTACGACATATCACAAAAAGATAAACGAGGAGACGGTCTCTTACCTAAAAGGTCGGGGGTTCAGTCAGGAACTGGCAAGCGAGCATCTACTGGGAAGCGTACCAGTCGACTGTGATCCGAGCCATGTCCAGTTTATCGGATGGTTATCCATCCCATATCGAGTCGTCAATGGCGTTGCAGGTTTCAAGTTCAGAAGGAT